AGTCAAATTTCCAAAAAGTGGTGGTCTTTTGGGATGGTGCTGAGAGCACTTCCCAAAGACGTATCATCTATCCAAAATATAAGTTAAATAGAAAACCATCTGACAATCAATTAAAAGAGGAATCTTTTTACACCCAAAGACAACGTGTTAAACAATATTTGGAAGAAATGTTTGTAAGACAAGTTGAATTTGAAAACTCTGAGGCTGATGATTTAATTGCCTATTATTGTAAAATATCAAAAGGAGAACACAAAACAATATTTAGTGGTGATAGGGACTTAACACAACTTATCTCTGATGATGTAACTATCTATTCACCCAATACTAAAAAGTATTATAAGAAGGGTGATATGATAAAATTACACACAGTTGAAATACCACATTATAATATTAAAACATTTAAAATAATATCAGGTGATAAATCAGATAATATTGATGGGATATATTATTTAGGTGAAAAAACTTTAGTTAAATTATTTCCTGAAATAGTTGAAAAAGAAGTTTCTTTTTCTGATATTTTACAAAAGGGTGAAGAACTATTAAAAGAACAAAAAGATAATACGGTTTTAAAAAACCTTTTAACGGGAAAAACAAAAGATGGAATTTTTGGTGATGAATTTTTTGAAATAAACAAAAAAATCGTAGATTTGTCAGAACCATTAATAACAGATGAAGGAAAAGAGTTAGTACATGCTTATTACTCTGAATCTTTAGACCCCGACGGTAGAGGATATAAAAACTTAATAAGAATGATGATGGAAGATGGTTTATTTAAATATCTACCTAAAGGTGACGACCAATGGGTGTATTTTTTGAAACCATTTTTAAAACTAACAAGAAAAGAAAAATCAAATTTTAAATCAAACAAGTAAAATTTATGAAAGAGCAAAATGAAATTATAAAGGCTGAATTTTTAATTACGCTGAATGACAATTTTGTAGTACAAAGATTCTTTAATGTAAAAGGATACAACCCTAAATCAAAAAGGAGTATTGAGTTGTATGATTGCGTAAAGGCGTTATCTGAAGAACTACAAAAAAAGTTAAGAAACAAGTGTGTTGTTTATATGTTGGAAAACAGATTCCAAATTGAAGAAGACCCAACAATTCTTGAAACTTCAAATACCGACGGGCCTGAAGTATTTAACATTATTTTAAAGATTGGTAATGAGACAATTTGTCATAGAGTGATAGATGCTAAACTATACCCACCAAAAGTAAGATACACGCTGGACATACGCCCATCCATAAAAACAATACTACGAGAGTTGACTGACATTTTATCAGAGCAGAATTTATCTTTTGAGTACTTGAATTATTCATTGGCTTAACAGTATTTATTATAAAATCACATTAAATTCAATTCAATATGTCAGACAAAAAAAACTTCGGTTATTTAGGGAACAACTTTCAAATTCAATTACTAAACAACATTATCATTTACAAAGATTTCTCTAATTCCATAATTGAAGTTATTGACCCTCATTATTTTGATAACCAGTATTTTAGAATCATTTGTCAGATGATTAAAGAATACTACTCAAAATATGAGCACACTCCGACATTTGACACTCTTGAACAATTAACCAAATCTGAGATTAGTTCACCTATGGCTCAAAAGAGCATTTTAGATACATTGGAACAGGTTAAGGACACATCAGACGAAGGTTCAGTTTTTGTTCAAGAAAAATCCTTAAAATTTTGCAAACAGCAAGAGCTCCAAAAAGTAATGACTAAAGCACAATCAATCATTGATAAAGGTGATTTTGAAAGTTATGATAAGTTAGAAGAAATGGTTAGGGGAGCACTTCAAGTAGGTGAAGTTGATAAAGGAACAAGTGATGTGTTTTTTAATCTTGATGAAGTTTTGGATGACGACTACAGACACCCAATTCCAATTGGAGTCCCAGGTATTGATAACTTATTAAAAGGTGGACTAGCAAAAGGAGAAATTGGTGTTATACTTGCACCAACAGGTGTAGGTAAGTCAACATTCACAACCAAAATTGCAAATCACGCATTTAACTTAGGGTATAATGTCCTTCAAATATTTTTTGAAGACAACCCAAAAATTATCCAAAGAAAACACTTTACACTTTGGACAGGAATACACCCCGATGATTTATCTGAAAACAAAGATGAAGTAATGAACAAAGTCAAAAGTATTCAGTCAACAAGAAAAAATAAGTTGATTCTGAAAAAATTACCTTCTGATACGGTTAGTATGAACCAAATCAAAAATCAAGTAAGAAAAATGATGGCAGAAGGGACAAAAATTGATATGATTATTTTAGATTACATTGATTGTGTAGTACCTGATAAAGTGTTAGGTGATGAATGGAAAAGCGAAGGTTCGGTTATGAGAGGATTTGAAGCTATGTGTCACGAGTTAGACATAGCTGGTTGGACGGCAACACAAGGTAATAGAAATTCAATTTCATCAGAAGTTGTAACAACTGACCAAATGGGTGGTTCTATTAAAAAAGCACAAGTCGGACACGTTATAATTACTGTTGCTAAATCATTACAACAAAAAGAAATGAATTTGGCAACAATAGCAATAACAAAGTCAAGAATAGGTAAAGATGGTATTATATTTGAAAACTGTAAGTTTGATAATGGTATGTTAGATATTGATACTGAACAAAGTGTGACTTTCCTTGGTCACGAGGAACAAAAAGAAGAAAAAAATCGTAACAGAATTAAAGAACTGTTAGAAAAGAAAAAACAAAAAGAACAACAATCTTAAAATAAAATTTATAAATTTGTAAAAAATGGATATTTCGCAAAAAATATTAAGTGACATTACTGTCCATATGAAATACGCTAAGTTTCTACCTGAAAAAGAAAGAAGAGAAACTTGGGAAGAGTTGGTGACAAGAAACAAAGAGATGCACCAAAGAAAATACCCTCAAATTAAAGACCAAATTGAGGAGGTATATAAAATGGTATACGATAAGAAAGTATTACCATCTATGAGGTCTTTACAATTCGGAGGAAAACCGATTGAGATTTCACCAAACAGGGTTTACAACTGTGCGTATATGCCAATTGACCACGTAGATTCTTTTTCTGAAACAATGTTTTTATTGTTAGGAGGAACTGGTGTTGGATTTTCAGTTCAAAAACATCACGTAGAAAAACTACCTGAAGTAAAACGCCCAAACCCTAATAGAACAAGAAGATACCTCATCGGAGATTCAATTGAAGGATGGGCAGATGCAATCAAAGTATTAATTGAATCATACCTTGGAGTGAAATCATCAACACCTGTGTTTGATTTTTCTGATATTCGTCATAAAGGTGCTCAACTTGTTACATCAGGAGGAAAGGCGCCTGGACCACAACCACTTAAAGATTGTATTCACAACATCACAAAGGTATTGGAAAACAAACAAGATGGTGATAGATTAACACCTATTGAAACTCACGATATTGTATGTCATATTGCTGACGCAGTACTTGCTGGTGGTATTAGAAGAGCAGCACTTATCTCTTTGTTTTCTGCAGATGATGAAGAAATGATTTCTTGTAAGTCAGGAAATTGGTGGGAGCAAAATGCACAAAGAGGTAGAGCTAACAATTCGGCAGTTCTTCTTCGTCACAAAATCACAAAAGAATACTTTATGGATTTGTGGAAAAGAATTGAATTATCAGGAGCTGGAGAGCCAGGTATTTATCTATCTAATGATAAAGATTGGGGAACAAACCCTTGTTGTGAAATAGCACTAAGACCTTTTCAGTTCTGTAATCTTTGTGAGGTAAATGCATCAGATATTGAATCACAAGAAGATTTTGAAAATAGAGTTAGAGCAGCATCTTTTATTGGTACACTACAAGCAGGATACACAGATTTCCATTATTTAAGAGATATTTGGAAAAGAACAACCGAAAAAGACGCACTTATTGGTGTAGGTATGACAGGTATTGGTTCAGGTGTTGTATTGGGTTATGATATGAAAAGAGCCGCTAAAATGGTTAAAGAAGAAAATGAAAGAGTTGCTGGACTTATCAAAATAAATAAATCGGCAAGAACAACAACTGTTAAACCATCAGGTACCTCATCATTGGTGTTGGGAACATCATCAGGAATTCACGCATGGCA